TGCAAGTTCTTGACAAGTATGATAATAGGAAATTAAATTAAAAAAGACTTGACAAAACTTGATAGAGTTTGCTAGAATAAAAAGAAGGTTCTTATAAAGTCTTGCCAAGTACAGGGGGCAGGATGCACGTGGGGGGTGGGGTAGTATATATAGCAATTACATACATTTTTAGCCTAAATGGATGTTTACTAGTTTGATCGCCCCCTCACTTCGTAAGACTTTACAGGACTTTACAGGGGCTTGCTAGAGCTAGGTATATATGTATTTACCGGGGGGGCTTAACAAGATATATTGTACAGTTGTAAATGCATTTTGTCAAGTATTATTTTAACTTTGAAGACTTGACAAGTCTGTATATGGTCCTATAATTATGATTATGAGTTATTTACCTCAAACTACAGAGAAAAAAAATAAAGTTCTTACGGAAAAACAACAATCTTTTCTGGACAATTTGATCCAGACAGGAGGTGATCCGAAGAAAGCAGCCGAGCTTGCAGGATACTCAGGCAATTATCATCAAGTTATAAAAGCATTGAAACAAGAAGTGATTGAATTAGCCTCGGACGTACTAGCTCGTTCTGCACCCCAAGCTGCGTTTAAGCTTGTAGACATCATGAATAGTGATGCACCTATACCGCAGGTTAGTAATAAACTAACTGCTGCACAAACTATATTAGATAGAGTAGGTGTATCAAAGAGTGATAAACTTGACGTAACTCATACTGCTGCCGGAGGTATATTTATACTTCCTGAAAAAGCACCTATTGAAGTAGAAGCACAGGATATAGAGTATGAAGAAGAAGAAACCTTCGATGAAACAGAAGTTGGACTCCAACAATCTAATGTGGGAGAAACTGATGAAGGCGAGGAAAAATAATAATGGTAAAAAAGAAAACAACGACTAAAAAGAAAAGTACAGTTAATAAAGCAGGTAACTATACAAAGCCTACTATGCGTAAGAGGCTATTTAATAAAATTAAAGCAGGAAGTAAAGGTGGTAGACCCGGACAATGGAGTGCAAGAAAAGCACAAATGCTTGCAAAGCAATACAAAGCAGCAGGTGGAGGATACAAATAAAAAACTACTTAGTAGACCTTTATGGTACATGGTTTTCTTACCAACATTACCACCAGTAATAGGAGCAATCCTTATACTGTTAATTATTTATAATTTACAATCATGAGAAAAAAGAAAGACCCTAAGAAAGGAACGGGTAAAAAACCCAAGGGTAGTGGTAGAAGATTATACACAGATGAAAATCCCAAGGATACTGTGTCTATTAAGTTTGCTACTCCGGCTGATGCTAGAGCTACAGTCGCTAAAGTAAAAAGAATTAAAAAACCTTTTGCACGTAAAATACAGATATTGACAGTATTAGAACAACGTGCTAAAGTAGCAGGTAAAGCTACACAGGCTCAGATAGCTAAGAAAGGTAAAGAAGCTATCCGAAAACAACATGGTCGTAAGACTTAATATTAATTAACGTAAGGAGTATATAATGCCCGGACATACAATGAAAAAAAGAAAGAGCATGGCTAAAGGCGGTGCAAAAGGAAGAAAGAGCTACGCTAGAGGTGGAGCTAAGAAAAAGAAAAGCATGGCAAAGGGTGGTCGCAAAAAAAGATAAGTAATGTCTTATTTAATGAGTAATATCCCACACTTTCCGTGTTGGGTAAGAAGGGAGTTTACGCATAATCATCTAAAGTATCATGGGGAGTTTTTACATGCTTTAGCAATAGCAGTAAACACAATTCCTGATAGATCATTAAGTTTCCAAGTAGTATTTACTGGAAACGAAATGGATAGAGATGATTGGGAAGAAGGCAATATTCATGGTGGGGCTATGTGGGCTAGGATGCCGATACAAGGTTTAGTAGCTGACATACCTATGGATGAATGGGCAGAACCAATGGAGAATCATTTGGTACAGCCTTGGGATTGTGAAGCTAGAACACATTCAGTTGTAGTTTTAGATAGAACAAGTTCATCTCCTTGGATAGCAAAGATAGGTAGTGAGTTTTATACAGCAAGATATATGTTTACTGTAGATTATACAGATAACAGTATTGCTGATGACCCTGCACAACATAAACAGTCTCATGTATTATATATTACAGAAGACTGTCCTTGGAAAGGAAATATAATAGCATTACCTAATAATAGAGTTAGAGTTACTAACCCTGCATTATGGGCAACAGGTGAAGGACCACCAGACTTTATACCTTCGCAGTGGTTACATTCTGCAGAAGGTCATGAAAGTTATATGAACCCTGATCTAACTTTTAATAATTTATACAGTGATAAGGATAAGTAATGGCACTTAAAAAATCTCAGAAGTCTTTAAAAAAATGGACTAAACAAAAATGGAGAACTCCAAGTGGTAAGAAGTCTTCGGAGACTGGTGAGGTTTATGCTCCTGCTGCTAAGATTAGAAAACTTAAATCAACTGCAGCCGGAAGACGTAAGTTAGCTGCTGCTAATAAAAAGAAGCGTGAAGCTACTAAGAAAGGTAAGCAACACGCTCAACATGGCTTACACAGAAAAACTAAAAAAAAGAGGAGATAAATATGGATATATTAATTTTTATAGTTGTAGTACTAGCTGTTATCGGTGTAGGGTTAAAAAAATATAAGCCTGAAACATATAACAAAATTAAAGATAATATTAAAAATATTGGTAAACACCCATTTTAATATTATGAAACAACAGAACCAATACATTCCTAAAAATAAAAAACAATACAAGGAATGGATTAAACAACAACAGTTAAGACAGCATAAGCAATAATGGCTAAAAAGAAAGACCCACGATTAGCAAGAGCAGGAGTAAGTGGTTTTAATAAACCTAAACGTACTCCTAATCATCCTACGAAATCTCATGTTGTAGTTGCCAAGGAAGGAGACAAAATAAAAACAATTCGTTTTGGACAACAAGGTAAAAAAGTAGGTACACTAAAAGGAACTGCAGGTAAACCTAAAGCAGGAGAATCTGCTCGTATGAAAGCTAAACGTAAGTCTTTCAAAGCTAGACACGCTAAAAATATTAAACGTGGAAAAATGTCAGCAGCATGGTGGGCTGATAAAGTAAAGTGGTAGCTATATTAATAGCTACATTAAATTTAGCTATACCTAGTCTTGATGAAAATATTACTGTTCAAATAGAAGAATCACCTAAAAGATTTTTACAATTTATAGAATATGAAGAACCACCAACAAAACAACAGTATGTAATATATTGGGGATTAAACGCTTTAGATGTCTACACAACTTATAGAGCATTAAAAAACCCAAATATAATTGAAGGTAATCCATTATTAGGAAAAAATCCTTCATTAGATAAATTAATTTTATTTAAAGCATTTGGTGCAACTTTAGTTGGTAATAATCTTGATAGTGATATGATGGTAGGAGCTAATGCAACATTAACCTACATAGTGTATAGAAATTATAAAGTTATGAACAAAGCATCAAACCAACTCGAAAATAATAATTAAAGTAATGCCACAGTTAGGAAGCAATGAAAAACCAGTTCTTATGACAAGTAAAAAGAATGGTGGACGTATAGGTAAAGGTTCAAGACCAAAAAAAATATCTGTATCGAAAGAACAATTTGATAGTAATTGGGATAGAATATTTAAAAAGTAATGGCATACTCACAGAAAGTAGTAGATAGATTTGAAAGTGTTCTTAATGAACCTGAAAAACATGCAGTAGGTAGATTTGAACCTAATGACCCTAATGTAGCTACAGGTATGACTGGTGCTCCTGCATGTGGTGATGTTATGAGATTACAACTTAAACTTGATGGTAATACCATAGAAGATGTTAAGTTTAAAACTTACGGATGTGGTAGTGCTATTGCTTCATCTACATTATTTGTAGATATGTTAAAAGGTAAAACAATACAAGAAGCAAAACAAATTAAAGATAAAGATATTGCCAAGGCTTTAGAACTACCGGCTATTAAATTACATTGTTCTGTATTAGCAGAAGAAAGTATTGCAAAAGCTATTGAAGATTGGGAAAATAAATTAGCCCGTAGGCAACACAATCAATTATGAAAGAAGGATATATTAAAAGGAAAACTTCAACGATTCCTTTTGGATATGAAGTTAGTGAGGTTGAAGGTTATTTAAAACCTATATCAGATCAACTAGAAGCTTTGGAAATTGCAGAAGATTTAGTCGCTAGTGAATCCATTACTTTAAGAGATGCATGTGATTGGATAGAGTTTAAAACTAAACGTAGTATTACAGCAGCAGGATTAAAAAAACATATAGATAAGAAGTATGGAAAACGAGAACAACGACTTGAAAGATTGGGAACAAAATCCCCATCTTTACTTGACAGATTCTGAGGGTAACTTTATACTAAAGAAGGATGGTACTCCTCGTAAAAAAGGAGGTCGTCCTCAAGGTACAAAGTCAAACTATAGATACTCAGATGAACAAAAAGCTAAAATGGCAGCAAGAAGGGCTGTCTCCAAAAAAAAGAAAGCAATCGAAAAGATTGAAAACAAACTTAAATCAAAGAGACATAATCTTAAACAAACGACTGAATTACTCAGCAAACTCGAAAGCGATAAGAAAACCGAGCAGGGGAAGGTAGTTACTCCAAAAGAACTTACCGTACTTCCAAAAGCTTTACAAGCTGAAATAGATTCAGGCAGTCATGTAGTATTTCATCCTAATGAAGGACCACAGACAGAGTTCTTAGCTGCAGACGAAAAAGATGTATTGTATGGTGGTGCTGCCGGTGGTGGTAAATCATACGCTATGTTAGTTGACCCATTAAGGTATGCACATCGCAAAGCACATCGAGCCTTAATACTTAGAAGGTCTATGCCAGAGTTACGAGAACTCATAGACAAATCCAGAGAATTATACCCACAAGCATTTCCCGGATGTAAATTTAGGGAAGTTGAAAAAGTGTGGAACTTTCCAAGTGGAGCAAAGATAGAGTTTGGTTTCTTAGAAAGAGATGCAGATGTATATCGTTACCAAGGACAAGCCTACTCATGGATTGGCTTTGATGAAATAACTCACTTACCTACAGAATTTGGTTGGAACTATTTAGCCTCACGTCTTAGAACAACTGACCCTGAAATTAAAACTTACTTACGCTGCACTGCTAACCCCGGTGGTATCGGAGCTTCGTGGGTCAAGAAAAGATATGTAGATGCATATACTCCTAATGAATCATTCTTAGGTGGTGATGGTTTAACACGTAAGTTTATTCCTGCACGATTAACTGATAACCCATACTTATCAGAAGATGGAGTCTATGAGCAAATGCTTATGTCATTACCTCCTGTTCAAAGGAGACAACTACTAGAAGGTAATTGGGATATTAATGAAGGAGCAGCTTTTGTAGAATTTGATTCAGATATGCATATTGTAACACCTTTTCAGATTCCTATAACTTGGGAACGAGTAAAAGGCATTGACTATGGATACGCTTCTGAAAGTGCATGTATTTGGGGTGCTGTAGATAGAACAGATGGAACACTTATTATCTATCGTGAATTGTATCGAAAAGGCTTGACAGGTGAAGATTTAGGTGCTATAATAACAGAAATGGAGATGGAAGACCCTTTTTCTGTTTCTGGTGTATTAGATACTGCTGCATGGGCAAGAACTGGTACAACTGGACCAACAGTAGGAGAGTCGCTTGTTAGGCAAGGACACAAGCTTAGACGAGCAGATAAAAATAGAATACAAGGTAAAATTCAGATTCACGAATATTTAAAAGTACAACCAAGCGGAAGACCTAAGTTACAAATATTTAATACTTGTCCTAACTTAATAAAAGAATTACAAAGTATACCTTTAGATAAACGTAATCCTGAAGATGTAGACACACACGCTGCGGATCATGCGTATGATGCGTTGCGTTATCTTATTATGAGTAGACCTAGAATAAATAATCCAATGGATAATCTTCGTCAATATCATAGAGATTCAGTTTATAAACCTGTTGATGAAACATTTGGATATTAAGTATGGCAGAAGAAGATAACAAACCTCTACAACCGGCAGGGCTACTTGATGCTAACGCAGTCTATTTTGAAGAAGTAGAAGGTGAAGAAGGTTTAGAATTATCTTTAGAAGAAGATCAAAAGCTAAACTTAGCAGGACTTATTAAGAGTAGGTTTCAAGCAGCAGAAGATGCACGAAGCTCACACGAAGATAGATGGATTACAGGCTATCAGAATTTTAGAGGAATATACGGAAAAAGAATTAAATTTAGAGAATCTGAAAAGTCTAGAGTATTTGTTAAAGTAACAAAAACAAAAGTACTTGCAGCATTCGGTCAATTAATTGACGTTATATTTGGAACAGGAAAGTTCCCAATAGGAATTTCTGAAACTAAAATGCCAGAAGGTGAATCATCTATGGCACATTTAGATACACAGAATCCAGTGCCGGGTATTGAAACAAGCCAAGCTGAAACAACTCCTGCAGAAGTTGAAAGCCCATATGATGTGGGTTATGAAGGTGATGGGAAGGTTTTAAAACCCGGTGCTACTTTTTCAGATGGTAAATTTCAAGAAAGGTTTTTAGAAGAATTAGCTAAAGAAGAAGGTAACTACGTTCCCGGACCAAGTGCTAATCCACAAGATTTAGAAATAAGTCCTGCACAAAAAGCTGCAAGACGTATGGAAAAATTAATCCATGATCAAATTGAAGAATCTAATGGAGCTTCTGAATTACGTAGTGCATTATTTGAATCTGCTATGTTAGGTACAGGAATTATTAAAGGACCATTTAATTTTAATAAAACTGTACATAAATGGGATGAAGATGAAGAAGGTAGTCGAACTTATAATCCTTTAGAGGTTCGAGTACCAAGAATAGAATTTGTAAGTTTATGGGATTTCTTTCCAGACCCCGCAGCTACAACTATTGAAGAATGTGAGTATGTAATTCACAGACACAGATTAAATAGAAGTCAATTTAGAGCATTAAGTAAAATGCCTTACTTTGATAAAGATGCTATTCGTGAGTGTCTAATGATGGGTGGTAACTATGAAAAACGTAGTTATGAAGATCAAATTAGAGATGAAGATATAGATGAATATGCATTACCACAATATGAAGTATTAGAATATTGGGGTGTAATGGATGCAGCTTACTTACGTAATGTAGGAGTTGAGCTATCAGATGAAATAGATGATCTTGACGAATTACAAGCTAATATTTGGGTGAGTAATGGAAAAATACTAAGAGCAGTAGTTAATCCATTTACACCGTATAGAATACCTTATCATGCTTTCCCATATGAAAAGAACCCTTATAGTTTTTTTGGTGTAGGTGTAGCAGAAAATATGCATGACTCACAACAGATTATGAATGGTCATGCAAGAATGGCGATTGACAATTTAGCCTTGTCAGGTTCTCTAGTGTTTGATATAGATGAATCTGCTTTAGTCGGAGGACAAAGCTTTGAAGTGTATCCGGGCAAAATATTCCGAAGACAAGCCGGAATGCCCGGTCAGGCGATACACGGAGTTAAGTTTCCAAACACATCAACTGAAAATATGATGATGTTTGACAAGTTTAGACAGCTTGCTGATGAACAGACAGGTATACCTAGTTACTCACATGGTCAAACCGGAGTACAAAGTATGACTAGAACTGCATCAGGAATGTCTATGTTATTAGGTGCAGCAAGTCTTAATATCAAAACTGTTATTAAGAACTTAGATGACTTCTTACTTAAACCTTTAGGAGAAGCATACTTCCAATGGAATATGCAGTTCTTAGAAGATAAGCTTGGAGTTGTAGGTGATTTAGAAGTAAATGCTACTGGTACAAATAGTTTAATGCAGAAAGAAGTAAGATCACAAAGATTGACTACATTCTTACAAACTGCACAGAATCCTGCTATTGCACCATTTGTTAAGATGTCTAAATTAATTAGTGAACTTGCCTACAGTCTTGATCTTGATCCAGATGAAATACTTAACGATCCAGAAGAGGCTGCTATCATGGCACAAATAATAGGAATGCAAAATAATGTTGGACAAGAATCAGGCTCGGAAGTTAGCACCTCTGGTCAAGAACAAGAAGGAATGGGCGGTCTTGGTGGAGTACCTCAATCACCTCAAGACCTTGGAGTTACAGGTACTGGCGGTGGCAACATCGGAGTTGGAAATGTTCCGCAGTCAGGGGAAGCTGAATTTTCTGGCACACCTAGAGCAGTTGGAGAGTAAGGTTGACGAAGCCTTAAAAAGACAGGAAGAAATATAATGGCACAAACTTTTGAAGATAGTATACCCGCTTTTGTTGATAAGATGGCAAAGCTTAGTATGGAAGATGTTGCACTTACAAAAAATAGAGATAAATTTATTCAAGAAGAAATTAAAGAAAAAGTAAATGTAGGTAATCGATTACTTGAAGATAGTGAATATAACACTTCTTATTTTAATAAAGCTATTAAACAACGAAGAAGAGAACTGGCAGAAGCAGCTAATCCATTAGGAGCTAGGACAGGAAGAATGCCCATGAAAGAGGGAGGATTTCCAGATTTAACAGGAGATGGTAAAGTTACACAAGCTGATATATTAAAAGGTAGAGGTGTATTTCAAAAAGGTGGAGATGTAAAAAATCAAATGGAAATGATGCTAGGCACAGAAGAAGAAATGCCTATGATACCTGATGAACAAATGGAAGAGGATTATGTAGATTATGTTATAGAAGAAACATTGTCTAATCAAGATAGAAATTATTTAATAGATGCTCTCGAAAAAGATGACAGACTAAGTGAGATATTCGATCAAGTAGTCGAGAGTGCAACAGAATTTACTGGTTCTGGAACTGTAGAAGGTCCGGGAACAGGTAAGTCCGATTCGATACCTGCAAGGTTATCGGATGGGGAATTTGTCTTTACTGCAAAAGCAACTGAAGAAATCGGAGCAGATAATTTAATGCGTATGATGAAAGATGCAGAAGCTGCTGTAGATGAAAGACAACAACTAGCTAATGGCGGTAGTCCAATGGCAAGGGAGGAAGAAGTAATGGTTGCTCCACAAGAACCAATACAACAAAACATTAATGTGACTAAAACAACACTTGACAGTGCTTCAGTAATGCCAATGCAAGACGAAGATTCTGTCAGTAAAACTGTTAAAGAAAACATGATGCTCGACCCTTATCAAAGACACGTTAGAAGCTAAACTCGGTAGGCTACTTACGTCAGTAACCCCTACTAAATTTATAACCTTTAGCTACCTTGTTAGATCAAGCCCCTAATTAAAAAGACGTTTTTAGAATAGGCTACCTTGAGGTAAGCACAAGCCCTAAAAGGAGAAAGAAAATGGCAGAAGTTGAAAATATACAGGAAGAATCTGTTGAACCAACACCTAACCCGTACAATCTTAAAAAGGATTGGCATACAGATGATGTAATGCCAAAACATGGAGAAACTGCGGAAGGATTGTTTTTTGAGAAGCCAGAAACTAAGTCTGAACCAACACCAGTAGAAACTGAAACTGTTGAAGAAGATAAAGTTTATAGCCAACCAAATTACAAAAAAAGATATGATGACTTAAAAAAACATTATGATTCAAGGCTCTCGGAGTTTAAACAAAGAGAACAAGAATTGATAGCTGAAGCTACAGCAAATAGACCGGAGTATCAAGCTCCTAAAACTGCTGAAGAGTTAGAACAATTTAAAGCTGAATATCCTGATGTTTATGAAGTGGTTGAAACTGTAGCTCACTTGCAAAGTGAAGATAAAGTTGCTGCATTGCAACAACGTCTAGATGCTTTACAAGAGCGTGAAACAGAAATACTAAAAAGAGAAGCTGAAAAAGACTTGATGGCAAAACATCCAGACTTTACAGAACTCCGTAATAGTGAAGAGTTTCATCAATGGGCAGAGGCTCAACCCGAAGAGATAAAAGATTGGATTTATAATAATCCTAATAATGCATCTCTTGCAAGTAAAGCTATCGATCTTTTTAAAATGGAAAATGGAATAACTCCTATAAACTCAAGCCAAAACAAATCGGAAAGAAGTTCTGCTGCTGATATGGTGTCTACCAAGACAACAACAGTAGATGAGAAACAACCGAAGATTTGGACACAACAGGAAATCGCTGCTTTACCTATGGCTGAATATGATAGACTTGAAAAAGAAATCGATAAAGCTGTAGAAGAAGGCAGGGTTATTTAATAACAAAGTTAATAATATTCTAGGAGAATAATTATGGCATTTAATCAATCTGATCAATTTTTTGAGCAGTCAACTGATACTAATGGTAACTTTGGTAATTCCGTAAGTGGTCAAACTAACTCCTTCTTCTTACCGAAAGTCTATTCTAAAAAGGTTTTAAACTTTTTCAGAAAGGCTTCCGTTGCAGAAGCAATCACTAATACTGATTATGCAGGAGAAATATCCGCTTTCGGAGATACTGTAAGAATCATTAAAGAACCTGTCATCACTGTCTATCAATATGAAAGAGGTGCTGACGTAACTAAAACAGCATTAACAGACCAAGAACTAACATTGACTGTTGATATTGCAAACGCTTTTAAATTCATCGTTGATGATATTGAAACTTCAATGTCTCACGTGAACTTCAAAGAAGTTGCAAGTTCATCTGCTGCATACGCATTGAGAGATGCTTTTGATGCAGGTGTTATCGCAGAAATGTTCTCAGGTGTATCTTCAAGTTCACCTGATCACGTTATCGGTTCTGATAGTTCAACTGCTGATGCTACAATGACTCACGCTACAAACTCAGTAGACCTTTTAGGTTCTGACGGAACTGGTGTTGATCCTCTAGACCTTATGGCTAGAATGGCTAGATTGTTAGACGACCAAAGCATCCCTGAAGAAGGAAGATGGTTCTTAGCACCACCTTCATTCTATGAAGAGCTTTCGGCTGCTGACTCTAAACTTCTATCTGTTGACTTCAACGCAGGTCAAGGATCATTGAGAAATGGTTTAGTATCAAGTGGTAAATTACGTGGATTTGATATGTACAAATCTAATAATGTTGCTAGTACGTCTAACGCTACTGGTAAAGTATTAGCAGGACACATATCGTCTACAGCTACTGCTCAAGCTAT